CCTGTCTTACTTCCAGAAACTTGCTGAAGAGTAAAATTAAAATAGTCTGATATTATCAGCAGTCTTCAAGGTTTCAGTCTTATATTGACTGGAACCTTTTTTATATGTCATGAGTTCTTCAAAGTCATCCATGATTACATTTAGATATCTTGGTTTTAATAAGTAAATGCTTCTCTTGTCGTTATTTAATTTCTCTTCATACTGATAGTTTGTAATCTCAACAACAGGATAACTGGTAACCATTCCAGATCCATCATAATAAGTTATACTATATGTTGAGGGAACTTGTAATCCCTTTTGAACAATTATAACGCCATCATCATTTTTAAATTCAGTTGTTTCATAATGATGAGATGAATTTAAATTATCATATGTACCATACTTATTCAAAAGATATGCATCAAATTCAAGTTGTGGCATTGGCCATTCATCCTGAACATTGATAACATTATTACTAGTCAAGACAACCCAATCTAAATCAGATCTGCCATAAACTTTTAATGCAACATTATCGGGTCTATCATTACCAAGAATTTCATACTTAGTAAAGAATGATAAGTCTTGATAGATGTCTTGTTTTAAAGCAATTCTTTTGAATAAATTTTTTACATTAATATAATCTGATATCAATGCATCAGGAAGTCTGCTAACATATTCAAAATCCGGAACTTTGCTGAAGTAATTTGACATTTTAGAAACCTATTTCTGCGGGAAGATCACCATCACTACCATAGTCATCATTAAATATGGGTTCAAGTTCTTTAAACTGAAGAGACATTTGATATGATGACATTGCTCCGTCTTCATAGGGAGCATAGTTTCCTTCAGGAGTATATTGAATACTGCATGATAGTAGAGCACATTCTTTAAACTTATTTAAAAACTTACTTTCTTCCCCCAACTGAACATACTTAATTTTAAACGTATGAGGTGTCTTTAAGAAAAGTCTTGAATCTTCTCTAATTGGTGCCATACCTTGCTTAAAAAATCTAATAATCTGTGTGATTACTTTTGCTTCAGCAGCACTTCTTGGAGACATTTTAAATTGAAAAGTAAATGGTCTCAGTGATGGTCCATTAAATATTAGTTCAAGATTTGGATTAAGAATCGTTCCTTGAGTTCTTGAAAATAATGCGTTCTCATTGGAACCAATAGCAGCTGCTGCTGCCGTTTGACCGATTAGTTGCTGCATATCTTTATTATTAGTAACTATCTGATTTTTTAAATCACCTAGTTGACCACCAATACCACCACCAGAAGTTGCTGAAGCATCAAGAGCACCTAAAGCAATTCCTGCTGCTGCAAGTTTAAGTGGACCCATGCGGTCATCACCCCAATCACATGCATTAGAATCAGAAATACCTCCTGGAATTGGTAGAGTTACTGTTCCAATTGTTCTTCCAGATGACTTACTTCTATCACCAAAACTAAATCCTTGAACTTTTTTTGGTTCATATTTTAGCATATCAAATTTGATGATATCTTGTTTCTCATCTCTAGTTATAGGATAATGTAATGGTTTTCCAAAATCCTCTCTTGTTCCTGCCTTATTTTTTGGAGGTTCGCCACTTGGTCTTGAAGTATCTCCTGCTTCACCTTCATCATTTGCATTATTTCCAGAACCACCACCAAGTATCTCTTGATTTTTCTTACCAGCATCTGTAAGTCCACCAGCAGCGGCATCTTCCCTATTCTTATTAATTTTCTCTCCAGCATCTTTGGTTTGTTGTTTTATTGAACCTCTTAATTGAGAGTCTGAATTATTTAAATCTCTTCTTTCTCCTGCTGTTGCAGTAGATGAAATAGTATTACTTACTTGTTTTCCATCCTTAACTGTTACTTCTTGAATTCTTACAGCATTATTTCCCTGGGCATCAGTTCTATATGTGTCTCTTTTTTGAGTACCATCACCAAGACTAGTAACCTCTGTTTTGTAGTAACTATCTACAGTTCTTTTAGAACCAAAAGCACCAGATTCAGTTGTTGTTACTTTAGCTACCTTGCTATTTGCTGACGCCATTATAGACTATCTTTTTTTCTATTTAGTAAGTATCTTTGCGAAGTCCATAAGGTATGGAAAGCAAGTCTCCTAGTTCTTCATAGTCAACAATATAAAGTTGACCTGCTACTTCTTCCCAAGTATAATTTCTATACTTACCTAGATGAAAGTTTGCTCCACGAAACCCCCAACGGAGTACTTCTGTGCAAGCAATCAATGGGTGTTGATCATATGTTATGCGAGGTGTCTTTGCATTATAAACAAAGGTATAAAACTTTCCTACATCTGGTATAGGTGTAACAGTATCATTCAACACTTGCATAATCTCAAGCATCATCTCTTCTTGATCATTCGTTTTGTTATTGAGATCTGGAATGAGTTGTTCGATACGGTTCATTTGATTCCGAGTTCGTCCTCTGTGATGATCTTAAAATTAATTCTTCTGTCTTCACAAAACTCAACTGCAGCCTTCCACTTTGCTTGATTGACTGCATAGGTCTTACACTCATAGATGTATGACTTAGTAACTCTTGACCTTTTCTTAGGTTCTAGTGTCTGTCTTTTTGGTTTTACCTCAATCACATAAGTCTTAATCTGTCCCGTATTTTCCTGCACTTTGATAATAAAATCTGGAAAGTAACGATGAACTCTTTTATCTATTGGTGAGATATATGGTATGTAAAATTCTTCACTACCCCACTCAAGAATGTTCTCATTTAGATCACAGTAATGACAAAACCTACGTTCCCAACTACTACGGCATATGATATTGTTAGCATTGCCTTTATATTTCTTTGGGAATGATGGTTTATATTTACTTTTAATACTTTCTCCCATACATAATATATAAGGTTATAAAATTATTTATAGATGGCAAAGTCCGCCAGTAATCAGTTTAATAAAGATCAAGTAAAAAAAATAAGTGTTGATGAGATTAAGGTCAATCTTTTAAAACCATCATTAACATCATATTTTGCTGTCGAAATACCTCTACCCAATAGTGTCGATAGTGCTGAATTGAATGGTCAATTGAAACAAATTTTGGGACCAGATCAAAGGAAGTTGAATTTGCTCTGCACTGATACATCTCTTCCTGGTTCACAACTAACCACGATGGATATTAATAATGATAGAACAGGTGTGACAGAGAAACACGCATACCGTAGAATGTTTGATGATAGAATTGATTTTACATTTTATGTTGATGCGGATAAGTATCTTCCCATTTTATATTTTGAAACTTGGATGAAAGGTATTATGAATGAAGATGAAAAATCGAAAAACATCAATTATAATTACAGAGCAAAATATCCAAATGAATACATGGCAGATCAAGGACTTAAGATTTTAAAATTTGAAAGAGATTATAAATTAGTTTTAACTTACGAATTTTATAGGGCATTTCCTCTAAGTGTTGCATCAATGCCAGTATCTTATAGTGGTAATGATTTATTGAAGTGTACTGTTTCTATGTCATACATTAGATATATTCAAAGTGGACCTACAGCACTTGATGATGCATTTGATGGTTCTGGATTGTTTGGTGGACCCGATTCAATTTTAAATAGTGCTACAAGTTTCCTTACTTAAAACTGGTGTGAATGATTTGCCTAGATCCGCATTCAACTTAGCATAATAAATAATCATACTGAAATACATCTATAAGACATTATGCCTTTACCAAAGATTGCAACACCAACATATGAGTTGGAATTACCTTCGACTGGAGAATCAATTCAGTTCAGACCCTTCCTTGTAAAAGAAGAAAAAGTTCTTGTTCTTGCATTGGAAAGTGAAGATACAAAACAGATTACAACTGCAATCAAAGCAGTTATTAAAAGTTGTGTTCAGACAAAAGGAATTAAAGTTGAAGCACTTCCTACATTTGATATTGAGTTTCTATTTTTAAACATCAGAGGAAAATCTGTTGGTGAAAATATTGAAGTAAATATTATTTGTCCTGATGATGAGACTACAGAGGTGCCTGTAACTATTGACCTTGATGAAATTCATGTTCAAACAAATGATGAGCACACTAGGCAAATTAAAATTGATGATACACTTATGATGGAGATGAAGTATCCATCTCTTGATCAGTTTATTAAAAACAACTTTGATTTTGAAAATAAGAATGCAATGGATCAATCATTTGATTTGATTGCATCTTGTATTGATAAAATTTACTCTGAAGATGATGTATGGGCAGCAGATGATTGTTCTAAGAAAGAAATTAAAGACTTCTTAGAACAAATGAATTCTTTTCAATTTAAAGGTATTGAAACATTCTTTGAGACTATGCCGAAGTTGTCACATAAAATTAAAGTGACAAATCCAAATACAAAAGTTGAAAGTGAAGTTGTACTGGAAGGACTCGCAAGTTTTTTCGCATAGCCCTGATACATATGAGTCTTGTTAGTTATTTTAAACTAAACTTTGCCTTGATGCAGTACCATAAATATTCATTAACTGAGATTGAAAATATGATACCATGGGAACGTGACATTTATGTTGCGTTATTGGAACA